CCGACCACCTCCTCGTATCGTTTGATTGGGGTCATCCCTACACGAAACTCACTGACCTTGTGGTACTCTTTAATTCCAACAACCAGCACGTCCCGAAGTTCAACTCTCTCCAGCGACACAGGCTCGAACGCAACCCCGTTGCAATGAACAGGCCGGATTTTCTCGACGGCCTGTACCGCATTTTTGGTATCGAATCGATCCTCAATCGGGTAAACGTACCGGATCACTTTCTTTTCAAAATCCTCGACCATTCGTACCTGCTTGAATGCTGACGAACTGTAGCCAATCGCCCGCAATACGCTTGGAGTAAAGCCAAGGTACGCCCAATGCTTCTGCCGTATATTCTTCCGCCGCTCCTCAACACCCAGCAACTGCTTTTGACCAAAGTAAATCCAATCCCAAACATCCAGCCCCCAGGTCGCTGACCACGGATGGAACTGCCGCAAAACGTCTTCCCGCTCCGCATGAAAAGCATCGACTGCGGTTGCTGCGCCTTCGAAATGATACTCCGCTACCTTGTTCTCGTACCATTGCGGCGGCAACATTTGCCTGTAGCGTTCTGGAATCATGTCGTCACCGCCAAAGCGAGCGAAGCGACAGAGTCAGCAGGCACGGTTAGATTGGCTTCCTGGCCGTTCAGCGTGTAATCCGCAAAGTCGACGACCCCGTCCACGAAAAAGAGCGCCCCGATCTGCTGGTACACGATCTGCGAACGCCCTTTCAAATACGTTTTCACTTGGGCAGCAATCTGTTCCTCGATCTTCGCCTGCTCGGCATCGGGGCGCAGCGCCAGCTTCACTGCAATCGAAACGGGATAAACCTTGGCTGGCAGCACCCGCAGTTCGTGCAAAGCCCGCCTTTTGTCTTCCAGCTTGGTACGCACAGTATTCGCCAGCTCTTCCGTGGCGGGCTGACCGCTCGCATCCGTGATGTACAGATCAATCGACAGATCGTGCCGCGCCTTCTCTACAGCGACTGCTCCGCCTACGCCGTCAACGTTTCGCGCCCAGCGCTCATAGTCCTGACGGCGGCCGTCGCCTTCTTCGGAGCGCGCCCGATCCAGCAAACGTTTGCGATAGGCATCGTCGCTTTCTCCCTCATTGCGAGGGAGGCCAAAAAAGACGCCTGACGCGTCCAAATATTCACCGTCTGCCCAAGGAAGAAAGGCTTGCAAAAAGCCGTACTCCAAAAGCTGCTGCTGCTCGCTAAGCTCTTCGGCAATCGGGTAGGCCAAATCGTAGTGGATTTCCCCCTCCCCCGTAGCCGGCGGCATCTCCCCGCGCTTCTGCGCGAGCACAGCCATCCGGTTCGCGATCCGCTGGTAAATCTGTTCGGGCGTCTCCCGCAAAATCGGCATTTCAGGTCTGTCTATCGTTGCCATGCATCCACCTCCAATCGGGTTGTGCCTCTTGTTCCTTCTATCTCCAGTTGCAAAATGACCCGGCCGCTCGCAAAGCGAATGTCCTGCACGACAGCGCGCTCAATCTCGCTGTGTGCCTCCAGCGCTTCCTCGGTCTGCGCCTTGATCGTCGGCAATGACAAACCGGAGCGCATCCGGCCTTTTTCCGCCAAAAAGTCCACCCCGTACCGCTCCGAGTAAATCGCGTAGCGAAAGCGGCGGGTGTGGAGAATTTTGTGCACCGTCTCCTGCAAGTATTCTGCATATGTTCTCGTGCGCAAATAGCGGCCATCTGGCCCTTGCTTCAACTGCTTCGTCTCCCAATCGAACTGATACGTCCAGGGAATCGGCTCGTCCGTTTGCGCCGTCAAAATGTCTTCCGTGCCCGTCAACTGGGGAAACATCATTCCACCACCCCGAGCAGGAGGTATTGCTCGTTCGTGCAGGAAAGCAGGGCAACCTTTTTCCCTACGTCCTCCTGGCGCAACTCCGCAGAGCGCAAGGCGACAATTTCATCCGGCTCCAAAGGCGTTGGGTCTTCGTCGAGCTTGACGGACAACGGCGTGAGCGACAAAAGCTGTCCGAACTCCCCTCGGGTGTTCACCAGCCCGTCCTGTGTATATCCCCTGAGCTTTGCAATGACGGATTGCATGGTTACGTCCTCCTTTCCAGTTGCAGATCCATTGTGTATTGCCCGCCTTTCCAGTGAGCGTTGCAACTGGTGACGATCCAATCGGTAATGGTCTGATTGTTCTTTTCCATGATCTTGATCAGCCAGCCTGCGCGAAGCCTTGCCGCCTGCTCGTCCTCATGACGGACCGAGATCGACCTGGTCAGCGGGATTTTGGACAGCTCGGCAAGCTGCTTCGCTGCCAAAGCGGCAACATTTTTGTCCTCCCCGGCGTCGATGACCTTTTGCATGCGGCCAATTTGCTTGACGAGGCTCTCGTTCGCTTTCGTCGCACTGCTCGCCACCTTGTCGTCCTGGTAGCGCTCTGCTGTCACCACCGTGTACACATCCTCGATGCTCTCGCCTGTGGAGCTTGTCGAAAGCAAGCTTGCTTTGAACAGCGGAACGATCGGGTTTGCCCCCTCCGGCAAAACGGTCAGCTTGTCGCGCTGGTACTGCACGAAATAGCGGGCGCCTGTTTTCTCGTACGCTTGCTCGGTCAGCGATGTGAACAGAGCCGTATATGATTGGGGAGCAATGCGCTCTTTGGTCGTGAAGCCAAAAGGCGGGCAGCTTATGTTCACGCCCGCCGCCTTGATGACTCGCGCCAGCTCCGTTCCGGCATCGCCGTCCAGCTTGATGCGGGAGACTTCGTTTTTTTGCAAATACCAGCCAAGCTCGTAAGCTGTCGCGGACAAATCCCCAGTCCGATCGTCGCGATCGAGGCGGACAAGCGGACCGTGGAAGATTTGCTGCGCTTCTTTTAGCTGATCGCCGGAAAAGAGCATCAAAAAGCCCGCCGCTTGCAGGGGCGGGGCTTCCTTGATTTGCACACTCAACTGCCCGGCGATTTGCCCGCGGGACGATGACCAGGACAGCTCTGTGACAGCCGGGGAAAGGTCATATCGAGTCTGTTCCTTCCCATATATGACTTTCATCTCATCATCTCCGTTAAAATCCGTGTGCGTCTTCCAGCTTTTTTTGAATCCGCATGCGCATGTCCTCAGCCCGGCTGCTGCCAGCAGACTGAGTGATCGCCTTCTGCTTCTTCGTCTTTTTCGCTACCTTGCCGCTCGTATTGGGACGAACCGGCTGCTGCCGCGAGATGACGGCGCCAGGGGAGAGAAGCTGCGTCTGGTTGCTCCAGGTAATAAATTCGTCTTTTACAAACAGCGGCAGCTCAATCGAGCCGTGAAAATCGACGTTTTTCCCCTGAAACTTGCCATCGCACGGCCCGATCAGCACATTCCAGGCGAGATTCAACTCGTCGATCGTCAGCAGCACCTCTGATCCTGTCAACCGCTCCAATCCGGCAAGCCACGGTCTCGGACCTTGGTAGCCTTTGACCTCGATGTAAGGAGCTGTAATGTCTCCCGGCAAAAAGAAATCGAAACTGATCGATTTCGGACGTCTGGCCGAGATGCGATTGGCGGCGAGCAACGTGATCGACGTGGTGCCTTCGACATCGTTACCGTAGCCGCGAAATTGGATTTCGGCTGGAGTGACCGGGAATGTCAGTGTGTATTTGCCTTGCATGCGAATCATGTCACCACTCCTCCTCTTGTCTCCAGCGCGTCCAACAGTGCCCTCTCAATGATCGCTCTGATTCTTTGGCTGACAGTTGGATCATTGAGCATTTTCAGCATCGTCGGAATATCTTGCAGCACACCGTCCGCCTGCAAAGAAATTGTCAGTTGTGGGATCGTCAAGGAGACGCTCTGTGGTTGGGAGGCAGACGCTACTCCCGGAGAGAGAGGGTGAACCACCTGACCAGCTGGTGTTGCTGTGGAGATCTGGGACAGCTGCGGTTCAGTTGGGCCGCTTGGTTTGTTCCACCACTCCTTGGCCTTCTCAAAAACTGCGCTGCCAAGCATCGATCCTCCAAAACCACCTATCAAGCCACCTACCGCTCCGCCAATTGCTGTTCCGATTCCCGGAACAATGGAGCCAATCATCGCACCCGTTGCTGCCCCTGATGCCATGCCACCCCAGTTACCGAGCGCCTCTGCCCCTACCTGCATAGCCGTATCCACCTTGTTTTCCGATCCGGCTATCGTCGCTAGACCGAGAAGCCCTCCAATAAACGGCAATTTCCTTAGACCAGCTTTCGCTATTTTTTTCCATGAGCCTTTGCCGCCATTGCCTGTATCAGGGGGATTCGGACTGGGAGTGTCGGGTGGAGCTGCCTGCGGAGTAGGTCTGGCAGTGTCAGGCGGAGCTGCCTGGGGATTCGGTCTGTTTCCGCCAGCATTTGCCGACGCTGCATTTCCGCTACCAGGCCTCCTCCTTTTCTGCTTCCGCTTTCGAGGATTAGCCCCGTCAGCGTTAGTGTCTTTGCCACCCCCTGCACCGTCTGCACAACAGCAGCACTCGCCTTTTCCTTTACCACCTGCGAGCGCGTCTGTCGCCGCTTCACTCTGTTCCGCAGTATTAGCGTCTTTTTTTCCAAACAATCCACTAACCCAGTCTTTAGTTGAAACTGCGAAATCTTTGGTTTTATCCCAGAATTTCACGAGCATGCTCGTCCCGCTGGTCAGTGCTACAAGCGCAGTAACCGTGTAGACGGTTACTTGTCTGGCTCCATCAGACAAGCTATTGAACCAACCGGCTACCCCCGCCACTAATTTGGCAGTCCAAGACGTGATAACCGACAAATCATTGGTAATTTTCCCAATAGCCGCCATTGCCTCATTTCTTGCAGCTGCTTGCTCTTGCATGCCGGCGAAGAACGGGTCCGCTTTTGTAGCCGCAGCATACGACTTGTCGACTTCATTGCTTACATGCGGATTGCTCTCACCGGAGGCGATTTTGATTGACTTCTCGATTTCCGAACCAGGGCCACCGCCCAGACTCGTCATCACTTTTTTCTGTGCCGCTTTGTCTGCCATAGCAGCAACTGAAAGAATTAATTTCCCCATCGCGATCCGCTGCTCTTCGTTATCCAACGAAGACAAACCGTCATTGATTGCTTTCGCTTCTGTCTCTGCCTTTTTCTTGGCCTCTCCAGCCGTTTCGCCTTGCCCTTGGTATTGAGTTTGCAAGAGTTGTACAAATTCTTTTTCTCCGCTGAAATCCCGCGATTTGTCCAGCACGGAACTAAATTTCCGGTCGTCATTGGAGAGCTTGCCGATTTCTCCGACCACAGCCGCCAGTTTTTCCGGTGTCTTTAACAGCTTTCCATTGTCTGCGTTAAATTCCGCGATGGAGTCGACCAGCTTCGTACTAACATTTCCTTCTCCTGTATTGTTCATATACTGGAGGGCATTTCCCAATCGGGATGCGCTATTCACGCCTGTTGTAGCGCCCATCGTCTCCATCATTTTCAAAATATCATCGGAAGCAAATCGCGTAGTGACACCAAGTCTCGCTACTTCCGCCGCCATATTTGGATTGGAGTTTTCCGTTTGAGCCACAAGAGCCCTCGCCTGGTCAGGTTTCAAGTCAGGATTGAGCATTGTCAGTTTATTTGCCGACTCTTCAAATCGCTTTGTTTCCTCTTCGCTCTTCCCTCTCGCTACATAATACGATCGCTCTTTAGCCGCAGCTCTAGCATCAGCCTTGACGTCATCCAGCGTCGTACCAATCGCAAGCCCTGTCAAAAAAGCGCCAACACCAGCAAGCTCCGTTTTGAACTCGTCGAATTTGCCAATAACCTCTCTGAGATCCACCTTTGGCTTCACTTCTACCTGGTTCAATTCTTTCATGCTGTTCTGGACGTTTTGCATGTCCTTCTTCATCTGGTCAAAGCTTGCGGAAAACTCTTTGACCATCTGCTGTATCCCCTTACTGGTTCGTCCCAGTTCCCTGGACAGCAATCCTGCTTCCTTGCTCAGCACCTTCATTTCCTTGCGCATTTCTTTTAGTCTCGCAGCATCCGCTGCCATGTTTTCACCCCCTGTCCCCAAGCTGCCATCTGAAGCTTTTCAGATCAGAAAAAGCCAAGCCCCTTCACCCGGCTCTTTCCTCATCCTCCAGCTCGACCATCTGACAAGCCATCACGAACAGCTTTTGCTTGTACGCGTCCACATCGTACTCCAACAGATCCGACGGACGGCCCCGGCCTCTTAAAAAAGCGCGGCACATGTGCCAAGCCTCTCCGTCAGATCGGATCAGTTTTTTGCTTCTTCAATGGCCTCTTCTTCCGACTGGCCTGCGTTTACATCGCGCACTGCCTGGAGCAGCTTGCTGTATCCCTCAGGATTGTCGCGGAAAATTTTCTCCACCAGCTCGTACTTCGTTCCGGCCTTGTACGCCTTTTTCAGCTCTTCCTGGTTCCACGAAAACTCATGCTCGGTCGCCTTGACGATTCGGGCGTCGTTGTAGAGGAACCAGTCTGTTTTTTCTCCCTTGTCTGCCATGCGCTCGCATTCGCGCAGCTCGGACAGGTTCAGTTGGCGCACTTTCCATTCGTCGCCGTCGATGACGACAACCACCTCTTTGCGCGGCGCTTGTTCATTCGCTTTTGCCAAATATTTTTGCAGTTTGCTCATGTCTCTTCCTCCTATTCGATGTAAGCTGGCAATTCATCCAGGTAGTCCGGCTTGTCGATGGACATCCCTTTCAGGTCGTAGGTAGCGTGATCGTTGCCGTCTGCCTTCGCTTCCCACAGCGTGATTTCTTCCGGATTCAACACGATGTTGGAAATGCGGACGCGCTCGGAGTTGCCCGCTTCCTTGTCCAGCGTCTCTCCAATCAAAAACGGCAGCACAGGCGTTTTGCCCTGGGTCAATTGCTCGACGCAGTAGTATTTCAAAGCGGCGTTGGTAGCCGTAATTTTCAGCGTGACCTCTACATGCCAGTCATTGACCGTCTGGATTTTCCCTTTTTGCAGACGGTTGGTGTCACCGTACTCGACCTTGAGGACCATTTTGCCCTCCAGTGTTCCGTAGATCGGATCTCCATTTTCATCGTAAACTTGGCAATTTTTCAGTTTGATATCGCGTGCAATAGCCAATTACAGCACCTCCCAGTCAATGTCAAAGTATTCGATCGCATCCAATGGCTTGGCCGACAGCAGGAAGCCGCGGCGATCGCCGTTTCCGTTCTTTTTGTCTGTAAACGTCCAGCCTGTCTCAATCGCGCCTTGCTGCTCGCGCACGGTCAAATAAGTGTTGACCGCAGACACAAACACCGCACCGCCCAGGTCGTTGTTGCCCAGCTTGCCTTTGTACTTTTTGCCGACTGCATTGATGTCGTTGACGATCTGGTCGAGCGTCATGCTGACGCGGATTTTGCCGTAATCTTCCCGCTCGTGTGCACCCAAAACAGCCAACGTGTTCACGGCGCTCTCGATGATGTACACCTCGCCGTCACGGGTGGCGACCAAGGTTCCCGAGCTGAGCGCTTGCAAAATGTCGGTGTGGCCCCAGTCTTTCAGCGCTTTTTTCAGCGGCACGACAACCGCCGTCAACGATTCGTGCGCAGGCGTCGCCGCGATCATGCCCGCTACCCATGCCGCCCACTGCAGGCTGCCATATGTGTTTCCATTGTTGTGCTGGCCAGCGATGGCGCAATTGACGACATAACGGGCATTTTGCGCGACAGAGCGCTCCACATGCTTCTCCATGTTTTCATCGTCCGCAGCCTTGCCGCCAATGACCAGCGTGCTCAGCTTTTTGCCCAGCTTGCGGCGATCGCTCATAAACTGCTTGGCCGCTGCCTGCACGGAAGCATCGTCGAACGGCAAGTACATGGCGTCAAAATCCGCACCGGAAACAGCCATGAACAGCTTGCTGGAATCCGCTGCCGAGAGTGCCGCTGTCCCGCTGGTGCCGCCTGTCAAATTCGCTTCGGAAGCTACGGCAATCGCCGCATCGCCCAGCTTTTTCACGCGCACGTAAAGCGACTGGCTTGTTTTCGCCACCAGCTCATCTGCATCCGCAAACGAAAACTTCTCGGTTTGCAGCGGCCCTTTTACTTGCAGCTCCTTTTTGCCCGGCTCGGAAGTAGAAGCGACGATGACGACGCGCAAGTCGTTGCCCAGCAAGCCCGGATAAAGCGCCTCGATCCGCACGGCATTCGCCTGCTCGTAAGCTGCCTTCGCCGCTGTTCCGTTCGTCATGCGATACGCCAGGACGGTTGCCCCGCCTTCTGCCGCCAGTTCGACCGTATCCGCTTTGCCAAACGTTTGCGCCATGCGCTCCTCGTAGCTGCCCAGCTTCACCAGTTCATCCGGCGCTCCCCACTCTGCCTGGTACGGAACCAGAACAACACCGCTCTTTGGTACTACTCGTTCTTTTGCCTTTGCGATCAGTTCGACCGTTACGCCCGGCCGTTCACGTTGAATTGTCATACTTACACCCCGCCTTTGTATTTGGTCAATCGATTTTTTACTTGCCCTTCCGACAGCTGCTCGTTATCTGCCGCCATAAAAAGAGCGCCTGCTACCTCGAACCGTTCGGCTTCCAGATAGGCGGCGCTCAAAATCCACTCCTGTTTTGTTTTCACAACATCAGGTTGCTGCTCTTTTTTTGCCACTAGGAACGTCCCTCCTCAATCTCAAATTCGTTGATGGTCGCTTCCGCCGCTTTCGGCACCGTGACGACGTACGTAAACCGAAACGCAATTTCCGTGCGATCCCGCTTATCCCGCCAGATTCGCAATGTCGAGCTGTCGATGTCGATGGACAAATCCGACGCCGTACCGCGATAGCTGTACTGCGACTTGCGCAAAAGCTGGCGCAGCGGCTCTTCCGACAGCCTCTGGTACACGCCAGCTGTTTTCGGATAATGCAGCACGATCCACGCCTCTGACTGCACTTGATAGGAAGCATGGCTCCTGCCCGTCTCCCCGATGCCTTGCGTCAGCAAAAACGCGGCCGGTGCGGAAAAACGCTGAGCCATCCAGTCGTCGACGTTGACGACCGTTGCCAACTGCGGATAAGCTTCCCCGATCAGTTCGGAAAGAACGGACAACTCGCGATCCTCCATCCTCCCACCTCCCTTGGTTGCACTGCTTGCCTGCTGTTTGTCACATGCCAGCTCCCTCCTTCGTCAGATTAGCGAACAGGAAAAGCCACCTGGCAATTGACCAGATGGCTTCTTGTGTCTCTTACTTGATTCGCTTGAGTCCATTATAACCTTTTGCGCGGATCAAAATGGATTTTTCACGTAAGTGTCAGGGAGTGTCAGCTCTTGTCAGCCTTGTTTGCCAGTGATTCGCCCGCCCTTTTGGAAAAAGCCGCTCGAAGATCGTTCCAGCTCTTTCAACGATTCCAGCTACTTCATTCCAGCTCCAAAAAAAAGCCCGATCCTGGCATGTCGCGCCAAAATCGAGCTTCTCGCATCTTCTGCGTATTCACTTTTCGCTTTTTCATCCCGTCTGCTGCATTTCATCCCCGTACATCGCCCACGCCATTTTCAGCACAGCACTCCGCTTAATCTCGTAGTAGCGTTGGCGGGACACCCCGATCGCTTTGGCGATCAAATTGTTTTTCTCCCCATCCAGCAGCGCTTCCACAATCAGGCGCTCCTGTTCGCTGCGAATCGTTTCTACCGCTCTGTTGATCCGCTCGATTTTGTCCTGCAAATTTTGCAGCCGCTTCTGTTTCCGTTCCCGGCGAACGACTTCCGCGTGTGTTTTGTCGCTGTGGGAGCCTTGGCCTTTTGGCATGGCCGAATCCAATCCGTACTGGCTGACCATGCCTTCCCCGGCTTCCCGCAAATAGCGCTGAATGCGGACAATCTCGATTTGCATGTAGCTGTAATCGCGAATTTCTTCTTCCGTCTTTTGCAAAACAGAGAGGGCTGGAGCCAACTCGTGCAAATCAAAGCGGACTTCCCGTTGTTTACTCGCCTCTTTCTGAATCGGTCGTGCTGGCTTTGCTTGCTGCTGCAAATATCTGTCCCACTCCGGGCACGATTCAATTTTGCCGATATGCTGGTCATGAACCTGGCAATGCGTCCGCTTCCCCCAGCACGTCGCCGGGCAGCCTTCGCACACCGCTTCCATCAACATGTCTTTACTGATCAAAGTTGTCGTCGTCAT